GCAAAAAGATAAAAAGATTATTGAAAAGAGTGGATTTTGTATAAATTGTACTGTTGATAGAGAACATGAAATAAAAACAGCTGGTTTGTGGGAAGAATATCAAAATTATAAGATATGGACACGAATGGTTGTATATGGTAAGGCTAAATTAGACCAATATAATCAATCAATTGATGAATTAAAAGAACAATATGAATTAATGGGTTCAGATGGAAAGATAACCGAAACATGGAAGTTACCAAAGCCTATTGATGAGGTTAAAGCCGAAATACAAGAATTAATTAATTACGGTGAAACTGAAATTGAAGAATTAGAGGTTAAAAGGCAAGAAGCCTTCGAGATATTAAAGGAGAAAAATTATGAGCATTATATTTAGTTTATTGATTAAACGATGGAGGGAGATATTAATTCTTCTTTTATTAGGAATTATTTTATTTTTAAGAGGTTGTGATTCAGATTATAGTGATAAAACAATTGTAGATGTAGATGGAGAACAATATGAGTTATTAGAATCAAAAACTGATACCATATATGTAGAAAAAGAAGTTAAAGTAACAAAGTATGTACCAAAGTACATCACAAAAGAAGTAATTAAGGAAGTAGAGATACCTGCAGATGTAGATTCACTTGCTATTATAAAAGATTACTTTGCAAAAATAACAGTTAAAGATACATTAAGTTTAGCATATGATTTTCCTGAGGTAGTTACCGATTCATTGGGTAACAAACCAAGTGGAGATTTAGGATTCGGTATCTTAACTGATATCATTTCACAAAATAGAATTGAATCAAGAGAAATAGATTGGTTCTTTAAGATTCCAACAGTATATAATACAACAATTGTAAAAGAGTTACCTAAAAATGAATTCTACTATGGATTTGGTGTAGGAATGGACCAAACCAATGGATTAAATAATTTTAGTGGTAATGTTTTATTTAAAACTAAGAAAATGAAAATTTATGGTTTAAATGTTGGGTTATCAAATCAACTTGGTGAGTATAAACCATTTGTTGGTGGTTCTTTATATTGGAAATTAGGAAAAAAATAAATGGCTAAACAAAGTTTAAAAGAAATTATAAAACTTGAGTATCAGAAATGTGCAGGAGACCCAATCTACTTTATGAAAAAGTATTGTATGATTCAACATCCAGTTCGTGGTAAGATTCCTTTTCATTTATACCAATTTCAAGAAAGAACTTTAGAACAATTTGAACAAAGTAGATACAACATTATTCTTAAATCTCGACAAACAGGTATTTCAACCTTAACTGCGGGATTTTCACTTTGGAAGATGTTATTCAACCAAGATTTTAACGTATTAGTAATTGCAACCAAGCAAGAAGTTGCAAAGAACCTTGTAACGAAGGTTCGAGTGATGAATCAGTACTTACCATCGTGGTTAAAACAAAACACAGTAGAAGATAACAAACTATCCTTAAGATACTCTAATGGTTCTCAGATAAAAGCTACTTCTGCAGCAGGAGATGCTGGTCGTTCTGAAGCACTATCCCTTTTAGTATTTGATGAAGCAGCTTTTATTGATAAGATTGAAGATATATGGGTATCTGCACAATCTACTCTATCGACTGGGGGTAATGCAATTATTCTTTCTACTCCAAATGGAGTTGGAAACTTTTTCCACAAAACTTGGGTAGGTGCAGAAGATGAAACAAATACATTTAATACAATTAGATTACATTGGAGTGTACATCCTGAAAGAGACCAATCGTGGAGAGATGAACAAGAAGTTTTATTAGGACCAAAAGGAGCAGCTCAAGAATGTGATTGTGATTTCGTTAGTTCTGGTGATACTGTAATAGACCCTCAACTTTTAATGTTTTACAAAGAATCATTTGTACAAGAACCAATGGAGAAAACAGGATTTGATGGAAACCTTTGGAAATGGGAATATCCAAACTATACAAAATCGTATATGGTAGTTGCCGATGTTGCTCGAGGGGATTCAACCGATTTCTCAGCTTGTCATGTTATTGATATAGAAGAATCATCTCAAGTTGCAGAATATAAAGGTAAATTAGATACAAAAGATTTTGGAAACTTCTTAGTTTCACTCGCAACTGAATATAACAATGCATTACTTGTAATTGAGAATGCAAATATTGGTTGGGCAGTTTTACAACAAGTAATTGATAGAAGTTATCAAAATACTTTCTATATGAGTAAGGATTTAAAATATGTAGATACTGAGAATCAATTAACAAATAAATATAGACAACAAGATAGAGGTTTAACAGCAGGATTTAGTACAACATCCAAGACAAGACCACTTATCATTTCTAAGTTAGAACAATATGTTAGAGAAAAATCTGTAACAATACGTTCACAGAGAACAATAGATGAATTGTTTACATTTATATGGAATGGTAACAGAGCAGAGGCAATGAGAGGTTATAATGATGATTTAACAATGTCATTAGCAATCGGATTGTGGGTAAGAGATACTGCATTAAGATTAAGACAAGAAGGTATTGATTTAACTAAACAGGCTTTAGGTGGAATAGCAGCACATTCATTAGATGTTGGTGGAATGGGGTTTGGTGGTAATACTTCAATGGAAGAAGACCCTTGGAAAATGAGAGTAGGAGACTCTCATGAAGACCTAACTTGGTTAATTAAATAATCTTATATTTATATAGTATAAGGAGAAATAAATTATGATATCATTAAGAAACTTACTTAACGAAGAAATACACACCGAAGAATATACTGTGGAAAATTACCACGATATAAAAGAATTTTGTGAATTCATGAAAGAATATAAATCTGATATGAATGAAGCTGAATACCAAGGTAGGTCAGTTAAAATTGGGAAACCGATGCAAGGTGATACGAAAAAATTTAAAGTGTATGTTAAAAACCCCAAAGGTAATGTAGTAAAGGTGAACTTTGGACATGGTGGTAGTTCAGCAAAGAAATCAGGAGAAAAAACAATGTCAATTCGAAAGAATAATCCAGATGCAAGAAAAGCATTTAGAGCTAGACACAATTGTGATTCACCAGGACCACGACACAAAGCAAGATATTGGTCTTGTAGAAAATGGTAATAAAAAATTAATAAAGGTTATAATTTAAATTAGGAACAAAATGGCAGATACTTCATTTTTTGGTAGATTAACGAAACTTTTCAGAACTCAGGCAATAGTTACTGTTGATAAAGAGGGAAAGAGAAACGTAGTTGATACCGATGATAGACAACAAACAAATTTATCTTCTCTAAGAGATAGATATACAAAACTACAAAAAGGTTTCTATGAACAAGCAGGTGGTGCACAATCAATGGCATACCAACAAGTTCGTAGAGAAGTTTTTAGAGATTTTGATGCAATGGATAATGACCCAATATTAGCATCGGCTCTAGATATATACGCAGATGAATCAACACTAAAGAATGAATTTGGTGATACTCTTATGATTCACTCTGATAATGGAAAAGTACAAGATTTATTAGTAAATTTATTTTATGATGTTCTTAATATAGAATTCAATCTATGGCCTTGGGTAAGAAATATGTGTAAGTATGGAGATTTCTTCTTAGGTTTAGAAGTTTCAGAAGGTAAAGGTATTGTTAACGTAACACCTCACTCTGTTTATAATACAGAAAGATTAGAAAGAACAGACCCTTCAAATCCTAACTCGGTTAAGTTTAAAATAACTGAAGACCCGAATGGTAAGGAAGAATATGAAAATTGGGAAGTTGCACACTTTAGATTATTAGCAGATACAAACTGGTTACCATATGGAAAATCAATGATTGAAAATGGTAGAAGATTGTGGAAACAATTATCTCTAATGGAAGATGCAATGTTAATCCATAGAATTATGAGAGCACCTGAAAAGAGAGTTTTCAAAATTGATATTGGTAACATTCCTCCAACGGAAGTTGATAACTATATGCAGAGAATTATGAACAAAATGAAGAAAGTTCCTTTTGTTGATAGAAATACTGGTGATTATAACTTAAAGTACAATATGCAAAACCTAACTGAAGATTTTTATCTTCCTGTTCGTGGTGGTGATAGTGGAACAAGTATTGAAAATTTAGCTGGTTTAGAATATGCTAGTATTGATGATATTGATTACTTAAAAAATAAATTATTTGCAGCTCTTAAGATTCCAAGAGCATATCTAGGATATGAAGAAAACGTAAATGGTAAAGCAACATTGGCAGCAGAAGATGTTAGATTTGCAAGAACAATTGAAAGAATACAAAGAACAGTAGTATCAGAATTAACTAAGATTGCTATCGTTCATTTATATTCACACGGAATACAAGATTCAGAAATGACTAACTTTGAATTACAATTAGTCAATCCATCTACAATATACGAACAAGAAAAAGTAAACTTGTGGAGTGAGAAAATTAGATTAGCACAAGATATTGCAGGATTAAATATGTTATCTAAAGATTGGGTATATGAAAATATATTTAAACTAAGTGGTGGGGAACAAGATGAACAAAGAGTTGGTATGTTAGCTGATTTAAAAGATAGATTTAGATTTCGTTCTATTGAAGATGAAGGTAATGACCCTGCAATGGAAGATGAGGAACCAGATGATATTGAAGAATCTCTTGAAGCATTAAAACAAGAAATAAAAGATAAAGGTGGTAGACCGAGAGAAGGTGGAACTTATAAAAAAGATAAACATCCATTGGGTAGAGACCCATTAGGAGATAAAGAAAGAACAAAAGAAAGAAATAGAACTTCTGAAGAGAAGGCTATAAAAATGATATCAGGTATTGCATCAAAACGAAAGTATTTACATGAAATGAAAGGTATGTTGGATGAAACAAACATACTAGACGAGTAAAAAATTCCTTTAACTTTATAATTTTATATTTATATATGGGAATTTTTACTATATCACAATAGGAAATAAACACGATGAAAAAAATAAAACATTCAAAATTTAAGAATACTGGATTTCTTTTCGAGCTTTTAACTAGGCAAATTACTCTTGAAATTATCAATGGTAGTGAAGAAAAATCTAAAACAATTCTTAAAGAATTCTATACTAAAGGTACTGAACTATCTAAAGAACTTAGATTATTCCACCTTTTAATAAATGAAAAATATAATACAGAAGCAAAAGCTGAAAAGTTTATTGATGCTATATTAGAAGCACATACGAGAATAGATTATACCGCTCTTCAACGAGAAAAGTATAATCTTATAAAATCAATAAAGGAAAACTTTGAAATTAATAATTTTTTAGCTTCTCCTGTAACTAACTATAAAATTTTAGCTTCAATACATAAATTATTTGAAGGTAAAAAAGCCGATATTCTTGATGTTAAAGATATATTTAATTCTAAACTTACAATTGTAGAACATATTTCATCCAATTCTCAAACTACGTTAAAAGAAAAAGAAAATAAATTAGTTGAAGACTATAGAAAACAAGAAAAAGATTTAAGATTACTTACTTTTAAAATCTTAACTGAATCTTTTAATAAAAAATATACAAACTTAGATATTTCCCAAAAAGGATTGTTAAGAGAATATATTAATAACATAACTAATACCTCAAAATTCAATGAATATTTTGAATCAGAATTAATCAAAACCATTACTGAATTACATTCTATGTATAAGGGAATGAAAGATAAAATTACAAAAATAAAGTTAAGAGAAACAATAAATGTTTTGAAAAAACAGAAAATAGGTAAAAAAATTACCGATGAACAAGTTTCATCATTAATGATGTCTTATGAGTTGGTTAAGGAGATAAAAAATGTCAATGGAAAAAAATCTTAATAAATTTTTAGAAGAACTTATCCAAGAAGTTGAAAAAGATTTGGATGAGGCAACTGCAACAGGTAATGTAGCTGGGTATAATGTACCTGGTGCATTTTCTAATGGTGGTACTAAAGATAAGAAACGTAAGAAAAAGATTTCAACTCAATTTGGTATGAAGATAGTTGGTAAGATGGATGAAGACTTAAACGAAGGATATGGTTCTTTTATAAAAGCTAAAAATCTTACTGATATAGTTGCACTATCTAAGAAAAAGAAAAACGCAACATTCTATGTAACTGATGATAACAATTCTCGTATTGGTACATTCTATCTAAAGAATGGTAAGTTTGCTAAAGCAACTTCTGCAAATCCAAATTATGATTTTCAAAGTAACAAAACAAAATTAAAAGATAGAAGTGATGTAATTTACAAATACAAAGTAGATGAATCAGTAAACGAAGCATCTTTCAGACCAAATTCAGGTACTATGAGTGGTGGTACATATGGTTTAGATAATAGAAAGTATGAATTAAAAAGAGATGTTAAAGGTGTAAAAATCGGTGATTATACAAATGTAACATTACCTAAAGGAACTATTATATATAACTTACCAGGTGGAGTATTTGCACACCATC